TAGAACATCAACCCTACCATCAAAATCCGCTGCAAAAACTTGTTGCTGACCACCCGCTACCTCATAAGGATACGCTTGTGGTAAGTTCTCTGCAAAAATCCTAGCCAGTATTCTAAACTCAGTCTTTTGGGCGTAATGTAATCTTTTGTGTATAGCAGACATAACCTTCATGCCACGCTCTAACATCGCAACTGTAGATCCAACGGGCATGTCACCACTTGTCTCGCCAATCTTCTGATCCGCTATAGATACAAATCGTCTGCCCGCCTCAATCAAGGCAGCCAGTAAATTAGATAATGTACCAGATGGCTCTTTAAAGGGGAGAGGAACGATTGAATTCCTTAAATCACCACCTGGTGCATCGATGTCACGGAACTCACCAGGCGATAAAGGCTCGTCATCATTTCTGATTCTTATTCCTCTTGCTTTGAAACCTGCGGGTAGGTTCGATAAAGTTCCCGCATCAATCAATTGTCTCAATATACTTGTGGTAGCTCTACCAAGACCACCGATCATATGAATTAGGCCAAATCCATAAAACCCCAGTCCTGGTAGAAACTTATAGTGGACGAAATACTGTACTTTCTTCTTTAACGGATCATTCGCTTCATAGTTACGTGTTATAGATAATATCTCTCCTGATCCTTGGTCCAAGGTTACAATGTAAGGTAACTTGATTCCCGTTGGCTCACCATCCGCACCTAAATCCTCGAACCCCTCAATATCCAGATTTACGTGCATCTCAAGAACAGAATATATCTCATCCGAATATCCTTTACTTGCTCCTTCTAATTCGTCTTTCTTTTCTTGGACGACATCTTGATCTTCGTCTGATGACGATATTTCCACATCTCTATAAATACCCGCCACCTGCATTTTCCTAATATCGTTTTCATCCATTTTAAGGACATGGGTGACTCTTGAGACTGTGTTAATGTCCGAAGCTTGATACGGAACGACAAGATCTTCAGCAGGCACGAACTTCGAAACAGCAGTACCCCTAGTCTGATCGTAGTAAATTTTCTTGAAAGTAGAACCCGCCAATGGCAAATAGAAAAGCATTTGGTCAGTATCTGTATCATAATCTTGCATGACCTCCGTAATCTGGTAGTTCATAAACTCACGAACCCTCGCAGCTTGTGCTTCTCGTTCCATGGTTCGAGTGCCCATAATATTGATCTTTACGGGACCGCCAGATGGTAATAATTCTTTGTATGATTGTGCTTGAAATTGGGTTACTGATTCGGCAATCAACGGATGCGTTACACCACTTGCCCCATCAAAAGGCTCAGTTCTTTCTTGATAATTGATACCAAGTAAATCCAAACCCTTAACGTATCCCTCTTTCCATTCGGATCTTGCCTCGAGATCCTCTTCATATTGACCACGTAATTCAGAGGACAACTCATCTAATATCTTCTCGTCCAACACTTCTGCTAAATTAGCATTGTGATCATATTGCTCAGTCTGGACTTCAATACCCTCTCCGCCCATTAGAGCTTGAACCAATGCTCCGCCATCTGGACTTTGCAATACTTCTGCACCACCCTCAAAAGTTTCGGGTTGCGGAATATCAACATCCATACCTTGCGGTGCTTCAATGCCAGAATCTACAAGCGAGGCCATGGGACGTGGAGGTATTGCCATTAGAATATCCCTTCAAAATATTGTTTAATTTTTCCTAAGGTACCAATTTGTTCTTTCTTTTCTGGTACATCCATTTTTCTAAGTTCTTTGTTTGCTATCTCATTAAATTTTTCAGCCACTCTTTCATTAAAAAAAGCTGGACCAAATTCTTGATTACTTGGAACTATCTTTTTAGCAAATCTAGAAAGATCTTTATCACTGTCTGGTTGTAACATAGATATAGGCTCTAATAATTTTGCACGTTCAAAAATATCTATTTTTGAAATTTTTGTATCGGGTCTTTCTTTTGCAATCTGATACTCAAACTCATCTATAATTCGTTCTTCATTTCTTATATCTTTACCCTTTTTTTGTATTTGATCAGGAATACCTGGTTGATTCCTACTTAACTCTCTTACAACAAATTTGCCATCTTCCAAGCTTAATTCATCGAGATTATCATATAAATACTTAAATCCTGCATGTGCAAGTTCATGATTTAAAGTATTTAACATATCTTTGGGTGGTAAAATATCACGCATAAAATTAAAAGTAGCCAAGCCACCAGATGGAATTGGTTGTCTTTTTATACCATATTTATCAAGTTGTTCAAATCTACGTCTTTCATAATCTGAATCAATATCCTCTTCACTTGGTATAAACAATCCTCTTGATCCCGTATATTTTGCTTTATCCTCTACTCCAGGTCGAAGTCTGTCAAAAGGTATTCCTTGAATACTTACTTTGCCTTCCTCAAATAATTTATATCCTAGTTGAGCCAGTGGAGTATTTGAAATATATGGATCTAAATCTGCTCTCATTTCTAAATCACCTAATTCACCTTGCTCTTCTACACTTGCCAATTCGGCTTTTGGTGTGAAAGGTCTTCTCATCGGTATTGGTATATCCGATATACCTTTGCTGTCACCCTTCTTTTGTTGAAGAATATTTAGTAAGTTATTAGCTAGTTGTTGGCGTTGCTCACTCATAATATTCTTGTTTTACGTTTTTTCCCTGGTGCAAGGATCTTGGAAAATCTGTTTACAACCAGTTTGCCTTTAGGTTTCTTCTTCAATGTTTCACGTGAAACATTCATTAATACTGTCCCTTGAAATTGCCAATGTCTACTTTGCCACCATTGCGGAACTCAGCTCGGACTTTACCTCCGCCTTTTTTGGCTTGCACTAGTTTTCTAATTGCTTTTTGAGCATCGACTAAACTAATTTGTCCCGCTTTGGCTGCATTCACGAGATTTTTAAATTGACCTGTTTTTGCTTGTCCAGTTCTATCTTTTCTTATTCTAGTTACTTTATTTTTTGACATTAGAATTGCCCCTTATAATTACCAAGGTTCACCATTCCGCCACCACGATATTCTGTTTTGAGATCACCGCCCATGGCTTTATTTCTTACAGCACCCTCATACTTTTTAAAAATATCTGAATTATCAATAGACTCTTTCGAACCAGGTAATTTATTTAAATCTAGTTTTTTACCAGTTTCTTTTTTAGTTTTAAGTTTTTTCTTACTAACCTTACCAGTTTCTTTTTGCTTTTTGAGTTGTTCAGCTAGTTTTTTTTGTGCAGCAATCAAATCTTCTTTTTTGGACATTAGTAATACTCCCTTTTAGGTCTGTAGTAATCCGTATCATCTTCTTCGCCATTTAGCGATATAAACCCACCTTGTCTGAATCTTATCAAAGCCATAGTCATACTGTCAACATAATCGTCATGCTCACCATTCGGAAACGCCATGCATTCATCAATGACTTCCTCCGCAAAATGCTTTTCGGGTGCCCAAACCATACCCGCTTCAAATAATGGTGCAACTGTGTGCATCCTCGTCACCTTATCACGACCCTTCGATGGTGTATAGTTCATAATTGGTATACCCGTTCTTCGAAGTTCATCTGTCAACGGCAGTCCAGACGCTTTTGCCTCAACAATCATCATGTCTGGCTCCCAATAATCGTACTCCTCTAACGCTTTTTCCTTTAATTCTGGAAAATTCCACCTTCCACGCCTCGCATCCATCAAAATTATGTTATCGGCACCCGTTTCTTCACTTCTAAATATGCCCCAAGTCGTAATTGCACTGTAATCTGCCGATTCCCTCTTGGAAAATGCAGTATCATAGCTCTGAATTATATAATCTACCTCTGGAACGTCCTCTTTTGTCCAAATCTTCCACCATTCTTTCTTTACAATCGCTCCTTCTTCCGCAGTCGGTTGTTGTTGCCACTGTGCACCCCATTTTTGTACGGGTAAGGACGCTTTTACCTTTAATAAATCGTCTTTTTTCCAAAATTCTGGCCATAATGGGTTCTCTGACGGCAAAATCGCAGGAAATTCAACAACTTCCCACTTGTCAGACAGTACATCACTGCCTTGAGACTTAATTAAACGACCCGTCAAATCTCTCAATCCCCATCTCGTCATCACAACTATGATTTTTCCACCAGGTTGCAGTCTCTGACGAGGACCAGATGTATACCACTCATACGCCTCGTCCAATCTACCCTCGGATAAAGCATCTTGCTCAGAATGTGGATCGTCAATTATAAATAAATCCGCACCACGACCAGTAACCGCAGCTCCAACACCCGCAGCAAAATATTCTCCGCCCGCACTCGTCTCCCAACGACCTGCCGCCTTACTATCGGCCTTCAAATCCGTGTCGGGAAATATATGTGCATACTCCTCAGAATCAATTAAATCCCTTACTTTACGTCCAAACCTTACCGCCAACTCCGTATTGTGCGTGGCTTGTATAATCTTTAATTTAGGATTGCGTCCCAAGAACCACGCAGGCATTAAATAAGATGCAAGTTCCGACTTCGAATGTCTCGGTGGCATATTAACAATCAACCGATCAATCTCGCCACTCGCTACCTTTTCTAACTTTTCCGCTATTTCTATGTGATGACGGCCTTCAATAAAGTTCTCATAAACATGATGAACAAAAGGCATAAAATTATTCTGTGCCTCATCACGTAAGATTAAACGTGCCTCAGCTTCCTTCAGCATTAAATATTCTTTAAGTGCCTCGTCTGGTAATGTATCTAAATTCATTAAGTTCTAAATGGATTATTGAACGTAATAGGATTTAATGCCCGTATACCACCCGTGCCCGTTGCAACTGTCGAAGGTGTGAAAGGTCCAGGTTGAAATGGTGGATTGCGATCCGTAGGGAACCTTAAAAATCCAGTGCCCTCGCTTGGATCTTCAATAATCGTGCACTTACCATCAATTAACATATAACCCTCGGGACACGGATCATCTGGTTTTTTTGCCGTTTTCTTTTTGGCTTGTGTTTCGTTGTCATCGGATCTTTGTTCTTGAGCGTTTGGATCTACACCCTCAACCAATCTTCCAGACGCATCCCTTATTCCAATAACCATTCCGCTATTATCTTTAATTAATTGACTATCTGGAATTCTTGCATTTATTCTTTTATTATATTCTTCAATGGTCTCTTTGTCTTTTGCCATATTAGGTGCAGTAAAATTAAACCCTTCAACCACGCCTACGGGTCTTCCTAAAGCAATTGCAGTCGCCATTCTATCTTTCGATATTCTTTCTGGATCTAATGCACCCAAAACAGATGGTATACCCGCTCTTTCAAGTAATGTGGGTTCTTGTAACCTTTCCATTTGTTCAAGTCTTTCAACATCAAAAGGCTTCCCAACATTTGGATCGAAAGGATCTTCTACTCCAGTGGCCGTGGTTCGAGTGCCTGGCGTTCTTGCTCCAAGTGCAGTCTCAGTAATATTAGATCTATTTCTTTCAGCTATCTCCGTAGCTTCATCAACATCAAAATCTGCACCACTTGTCCCTGGTGCACCAAGCATCATGTAATTTATCCCATCTGGAATATTTGGATCTCGACCAACTTGTTCTTCATAATTAGATGGAATTGATGAAGTTGGGGCAGTTACACCAAAGTCAATGCCTCTTGGATCTCCCATTCCCGCACCTTTATCTCTTGCTTGATTTAAAGTTTGTGCAAGTGCAGCTAGACCTCGTTCTTGTTGTGTTTGTGGAGCAAGTCTGTCAACAGCTACTGCAGCAGGTAAAAAAGATTGCACTGTCACTGGATTACCAAACGCATCAAAACTCGGAGTGCCTCTAGCCTCTGGAGTCGTGGGTGCCGCACCTAGTGCCTCGACCATCGTGTCTGAACGTGACTGCATGGTCATTGGATCAAAAATATCAGATACACCAACACCAGAAAATGTAGGAGAGGTTCCCGCTGCTTGAACAGATGGAACACTAACAGCAGTCGAATCTATAAAATCTTCTGGAGTGGATGTCGTGTCATCACTACCCGCACCACCTTGTGTGGTTTGTGCAAAATTAGAAGCCGACATAAAATTAGAGGGTTCTAAACCTCTTGCCTCTAAATTGTCCGCAGTGAATTGTGCATCATAAGTACTAGAATTAACAATATTACTTCTTGATTGATTGTTATCGTCACCAGTTGCTGCCGCAACTTCGGCATCAGATAATCCCATATTCGCATCATAGCTATCACTTGTATCTTCTGAACCACTATCGCCCATGATCAATCCTTCCTGCGTTGCTAATTTTGTTCGGTCTATTCCAGTAAGCTCGTTTATGACCAGTATATTTCATTATATTCTCTGTCAAAAATGTCCTCATGTCTCTTGCAATATAAAGTACATTATTTTGGGAGCACATGTCAATAACCCAAACTTGCTCTCCATTATTCCTGGCAAACGCATCATGATTGAAAGTTCTATTGACCGCCTCGTCCTTAGTCAAAAATGTCCATGTCGCAAAGCCAACAAGCGTATTTTGGTTGCGGTACAGTCTTATCTTGCCATGCATGATAGATGGTAAAAATTTTCTGCGTAATTCTGCTATACGCTGATTGCTATAAAACGGGAATCTGGATGCCATCTCCATGACTTCGCCCAACAAATGAAAACCAGAATGATTTAAATCGTACATAAATTTTTGCCTCTGGGACTCCAACTTGGTAAAAGTATCAGAAAAAGGGGGTGGGGGCAACCCAATGAAAATACCCCCAAATGAATTTATCAGACTAGCATTTTATGTGTGTCTCTATAAAAAGGCCCGCCCGATTTCGGGGTCATGGGTCAAAAGATTTTTTTATAAATACTTTTGATAATCTTAAGTTACACCCGAAAATAAAAAAGGCGGGAAATAATCCCGCCTTAATTTTTTACGATCGTAAAGTTTATTAAACTAATTCACCGCTAATGATTAAATCTTTAGGCATTTTATCCTCTTGACCATTATGATAAGTATTAAACCATTCTTTTGTAGAATGAATTAATAACCCATGTTTAAGAATATCATTCTTATACATATCTCCATAATCTCCATTACAAAAAGTCATCCATCGATCAAAACCAGTATTTTCATTCTTAGCCATTTTATAGGTTTTTAATATGTAATGATCACCTAGACCAGATCTATAGATTGCATATGGTTTACTAATAGTCGTCATTTTTCCAAAAATATTTTTAGCCATTTTATTTACTCCATGTAGTTTTAGTTATTTCATATTCATAAGCAGGCACCTTCCTATATTGACCAGTACCTACCTTTTCAACAATGCCTTTATTTTCTGCATTCTTAAAATGAGATTTTTTTAAGCTGTTGAATTTATTAAAAACCTTACCTATTAAAGTATGGTTTTTTTCATTAAGTGGGATATTTTCCACGTTAATACTTTCAATTGCTTTCACTAATTGAGATAGTGATATTTTATTAGTCTTATTTTTAGTCTTTATATTATACATAATTTTTACTCCATGTTTTGTCTTATGTAGTCTTAAGACTACATAGGAAATAAGGCATAAATAAGGCAAGTTTAAACTTTTTTCGGGCTGGTATTTTATAGCTGGTTTTTATTTCCAGCAGCTCGAGTTATTAATTATATATATTAATTATATATATTATTTATATATGTTAGTTATATAGCTGCAGCTATCCAAGGTCCCGAAACCCGAAACCCGAAACCCGAATAAAAAAAATGGCGGGTAAAACCCGCCATCCTGGAGTAACTTTTTAATTACGTATGTGTATAGCCATCGGTAGTAATACCGAATGTCATAGGTATTTCGTCAATATGTAATATTCTTAAATCATATTCATTTTTAAACCCGATAGCCTGGTTAACCCTTTTACGAAAGTTAAAATAAGATTTATTATTTAAACTGTAATAAAATCTATTATATAATTTTTTAACAGCTTGTTGTTGCTCTTTAGTTAATTTCATTTTTACCCCCGTTATTAATCTCTTTTACCAGGTCCATTTCATTAATTTTATTTTTTTCTTTACTTAACTTATCGGCCGCATTTTTTAAATTTTGCTCAAAATTAGGTTTATGGATGGCCTTTAACATTTTTTCCATTTTATCTAATTGCTGTTTTGAAAATGTCATTTTTTACTCCTGTAATTGTCATTGTCATATATAGTATTATATAGATTTTTATTATTAATACAAATTATTTATTTAACAGGCCTGGGGCCTGGTATCCTGGGCCTGGTGTAATTTGTTGGCGTTTTTTTCGGATATTATTATATATTGTTATATATTGTTATATTAAGGCCTGGCCCCCGAATCCCGAAACCCGAAACCCGAAACCCGAAACCCGAAAATAATTCCAAGAATAAAAAATTAAAGTTTGCATTATATAATAATACCGATTAGACTATATAGGACAATTACATAAGGTATTTAAAATGCTTACAACAACAATATATAAAAAAAATATTCATTCATTAGATGAATATAAATTTCAAATATTAAAGAATAGTACCAATATTAAATTAGGAAAAAAAGTAACTAAAGGTAAATATTCAAATTATAAATTTAAAACTTTAACTTTAATTGAGCGGGAAACTTGCCCGCCAGATTGCTATCATTGGAATGATTGCTATGGTAATAATATGCCCTTTGCTCATCGAATGAGTAATAAAGACCAGAATTTATTACAAAAAAGAATTTATAACGAATTATTAAATTCTACTAATCAATTATTATTAATTCGATTGCACGTCCTGGGTGATTTTTTCAATGTTAAATATGTAAAATTCTGGTCTATAATGTTAAATACATTTAAGAATATTGCTATTTATGGTTATACAGCAAATAATATAAATTCAAATTTCAAAATTTCCAGGGATATAGCAAAAGAGATTATTAAATTAAATTATAGCGAAAATTCACACATAAGATTTAGTAATGATTTAACAAATAAGTTTTCTGCGAATTCGTACGAATTACAAAAACCAAATAAAAACCAGGCTATATTATGCCCAGTACAAGAAAACAAGACCGACAATTGCGGCACGTGCGGCCTTTGTTGGAATCAAAATCAAAAACCAATAATATTTAAAACTCATTAAGGAAGGATGAAACAATGTATTTTCAAGAATTATACAATGGCAAAATAAATTCAAAAGAAATTTGCCAGGTAATTATTACTGAGATAGAGAACCAATTAGAATTATATAGAGACGATGGCTGGCAAGATACCCCAAATTACGAAGATTTAGAATTTGTCTTAAATGAATTGTTAAATATTGTTAATAAATCGGCAAAATTTCCTTATCAATTAGAATTACATACTGCCGCAAAAGATTTATATCAAAATAATATAATTGAAAATATTGAAGATATAGCATTTAAAAATCATTTTTATGGGGCATAAGGCCCCTTTTTTTAATTCCAACATTCATTGTCCGTTATCCTTATGAGCTCCTGTTATTGTTTCCAGGTGCTTGATCCCCGATTCCCGAATCGCCCCGAAAATATCCCCGATTCCCGAACCCGAAACCTTGATTATAGGCTCTGTATTTAGTCCATTAGTAGCCAATTCCCGAGCATCATTGCCCCGAAATAAAAATAGGCTACCCTCCCCGACCCGTTGAACCAAGATGTAAGCTAATCCATTATTGAGAGAATACTTGGTATTCCAGGCGATTTGATTTGGAGAAAGTCTAATTTTATTAGCTTTTGTTAGCTTTAATTCAATCCAAAAAGCAAGACCATTCCATATTATATGAACATCAGGCACACCTCCATCCATACGATTTTCTATTCGTGTGGCATAACAATCATGAGGTAAATTTTTTTTAACTTTTAGCCAAAGATTTTTTTCGGTTGTCATCTGTTACTGTTTTATAATCGCCCTCGATAAACACCTGGGGATATTGTTTTTGTAAATCTGCAAGTCTAGCTACAATCTCGTCCCTAGACAAATTATCAAGTGTATGGACGTTTTCTCTTCTGTCAGTAGTCAAACCACCTAAGGCACTTCGTATTTTTTCAGCATTTACAGCCGAGCTATATTGTGCTTTAGACTCTGCCCCATGACTTAAATCGTGAAACCTTTTAAGCTGACCCATTAATGTAACACCATATTTTCTTTCTCTTAGTTGTCTTAACTCATTAATATATTCAACAACATGAGGATATTTTTTCACATTTAACAATTTAGATGCATGTACATATGCAGAATTTTCATGATAACCGCTACGAATAGCACATTCTTTATTGGTATAAATGCCCTCTACATAAAGCTCTGCAAAGGTTTTCTGTCTGTTGGTCAAAAGTCTATTATGATTTTTTTCGATTTTAACAATAGTTTTCTGCATGACTTTATTTATAATACAATTTCTAAAGATAAGTAAAACAAAAAAAGAAAAAACGTCAATGCGTCAGATTAGAAGTGTCATAAACGTCCTAAATTATAAGAGAAGTGTCCTAAAGATATTTGAGGCTATATATACGTTATAAGGTAGTTCGTGGCGTTTAGGACACTTAGGACACTTAATTTTAAATTTTTTTTAAAAAATAAAATCTTTCTGAGTAGTGTATTAAGTGACTAAAATATTAATGCTTGTGTCCTATGTAGTATTATGGTAGTCTTAATTAAATTTAACTACATGGAGAGTAATATGACAATTTACCCATCACATAAACATATTAATGTTGATGTAAAAATTCCAGGAGATTGGTCAAACTTATCTTATCATAATGATGTTTGTCCAAGTTTCGGGGTTCATGGTTTACAGATATTTGTTTGTGATCAAGAGACTCGTGATGCTGAGGGTTTTGGAGAAAAGTATACAATCATGATTGAGGAATATTATGGAGAAGACAGAGAGCCACTTCTTTCGACTAATGATTGGAATAAAGTTTTAGAATTTGTAAATAACCAAGGAGAAAAAAATGAAATTAGAACTTAAAAATATAACTTACTACAAGCAAGGATCTGAAGAGACACCTTGTTACAATGCAGATGTTTACATTAATGGTAAAAAAGCGATCCATGTTTCTAATAATGGATGTGGTGGTAGTGATTCTCAATATATGCATGAACCATTTACTTTTAAAGATTTAATGGAGGTTCAAGATTATTTACATAAGAAAAGTAAAATAGATCACGAACCATTAGAGTCCTGGTGCTGGGATCAAGTTTATGATGACGTTGATAAGAAATCATTAAAGAAAGAACTTCAGAAAAAATATCTTTGTGTCGTGCAAGATGATTATAAGGATGAAAGGTTTTTAATGTCCTGGAAAAGGAGGGGTAAGGATTTTGATGAATCTTTTCAAAAGTATTTAGTTGCTAAGGAGCCTGACCTGGTGGGTAAATGTTTAAACTTTTTACCATTTGATAAGGCCTGGAAAATTTATGAAGAGGTAACATCATGAGAAATAATCCTGACGATATAGCTAATCAATTTATTAATTCTTTAAAAAAAGAATTAAAAAAACTAGAAAAAGAAACTGATTATGCAACCTATGATGATTACGATCATGAAGAGCATGATGATTTAAATGTTTTCTTCGATCGTGGTCGTAATGTTTTAGCTTGGAATATTTTAAATAAAATAAAGCATTATGAAAAAATGGAGTAACATCATGAACAGAATAGATAAATTAGTTGAGATTTATAACAAGTGGGGGAATGCTAATGGCATTTCTCCATTACCTAGTGCCGATGATTTAAGGTTCGATGGTCTAAATGGTCGCAGAAATTTGACCAACATACAAATTCAATGGCTTGATAGATTCTGCCGAGTATGGGATAAAAGTAATGGGTAAAGTAAAGCAAATGATGATGGATCAAGAAGTTAAATTTTGGGACATAGCTCTATCAACTTTGTTGGAATCCGAAAGACGTATTGAATTTGTGACTAAAATGATGCCGCATTTTCATTTAATGAGACCGATGTCAGACCAGGAGATTTATGGAGAATTGTCTAATGCCTGGAGTGAACATCAATCTAATTATGCTGAGGAATGACTTGACCAATAATTTTTGAAAGTTTAAAAATTTACCATCTGCATACCTCCATGTAATTGTCAAATACACTATGCAGTTTGGTTAGGAAAAAGAGCTAGGATTAATTTTCTGGCTCTTTTTTTATTTTAATGTTGTACTTTTTTATTTACATATTATATAATACTACATATGACAAACTAACAAACCTAACCAATGGAGGTAATTATGGGTTTAGATATGAACTTAATAGGTCATCACTATAATACTGCTTATAAGGATGATGTCCCGAGACCAAAATTAGACGATAAATATGATATTGAATCAATGAACGTTGATCTTGGTTATTGGAGAAAACATGCAGATTTGCATGGTTATATTGTTAAAACTTTTGCTAATGTCAGAAGATAGAATTATCTGAAAAAGATTTAGATAAGATTATCATGGCAATTCGTGAAGATAAATTAGTTAAAGATCATTCGGGTTTTTTCTTCGGCAATTCTACCGAATTTGGATATTATGGAAAAGAAGAAAAGGCTAATGCCATTTCAACTTTCGAAAGAGCAAAGACTTTTTTGCAAGAGGGCGAGAAGATGATCAAGGAATGTAATTTATTTATGCATCCTAGATATGTCTATTATCAAGCATCCTGGTAAGCTATCATGAAAGTAATATTTGAAACTGAAGATGCAAGGTTCGTGATCCCTAATGGAAAAGATCCTTACATCGAGGTTCGATGTTATGAGTGTGGGGGTCATGGTTATACTCCCACACAACATGACTTATTGAACTGTAAAACTTGCAATGGCAATGGATCAATTTTTTATAATAACAATGGAGATAATGATGAATCAAGTTATAGAATTACAATCGTATAATTACGTACCAATCCAACAAACATATGACAGAAATGCAGTGCTGAACAAAATGGTCGGCACTCATTTTTTTGGATCGATTGATGGTATATCCTTAGAAGAGCTGACAGAAATATTTGGCACACCGATTTATAGTGATGACAATAAAACTAATGTGCAATGGCTAATTGAATTTGAGGATGGATTATTAGCTACCATTTACGATTATAACCAGGACATAAAAGACATCAAAAACGAAAAAGTAATTTGGTGTGTAGGCGGCCATGACATAAGAATTATGGATCGTGTCTATAAGTTAACAAAAATAGATCATAAGATGACTTATCATCAGGCATTAGTAACAATGGAAAAAGCAATGCTAATGATGAAAAGCCGTAATGTCCCATTCAATTACGACCGATTGGATATAGCCTGGTCTAAGATTCAGCGAGGTGTGTAATGACATTACAAAAACGAATCAATCATTTACGATGTCTATATGAGGAGCATGATAGATTAACAAATACATCCAAGGACAAAATTGCAAATGCCGAATATCGTGGTGTAATGTTAGGTCTTGATATGGTTATAGACTTAGCCGAATCAATAAAAGAATTTGAGACTGATATAAAAAAAATAAAAGGCAAAGGTTCCAGGAGCTGGTGGCATGTTTAAAGCAATGGCATTGATATGCACAGTTTGGATTGTTGATGGTAAACCTAAACAAGAATGTTTAACACATATGTTTAAGTGGGAGTTTGAATCTCGGCAGCAATGTGAATTAAGGTTAATTAATTATAGGATTTACAATTTGCCTAAAAATCAAAAGATAATTTTAGACGATTGTATTCGAGTAAAAAAATCATAAATCAATTAGATTCAGTTGCTTTGTTTTTATTTCATTCCAACGAATAGGACACTGCACTGAATCTATTTCTCTTGCCATTTTTTCGGGACATCGTTTATTACTTTTATAGTTTCGAGATACATTGACCGAATCAGCAGATGCAAAAGGATAATGTTTGCCCGACATGTTTAATCCTCTTAACATATGTATCCAGGGTAAAGTTTTAAATTTTTTATCTAACATGTTGAAAGCCTCATTAACTCGCTCCTCCCAGAATACAGACCCGACTTGCCAATATTGTCCGCTACTCCCGAAACAAACCTTTGGATAATTTTCACACAAATATATCAGGTAATCCAGACCTAGATGCAAGTGCCAGACAGGCACCCCGAAATATTTTGAATACGGCCAAGTGCTTAAAAATTCTTTATTTTGTTTTTCATCACCCCCGATAATATCAGGTATGACGGCCCAATGTGGATGTGCAATTTTATCTTGTAACCAATCGTAGTAAGCCTGGTGATCAAACACCTTGCCGCTCGTGTAAGTAGTAAAGGCACCATTGTCCCACATGACACTTTGTCCTATTTCCAAACATGTTTTTGCATCCCTGGAATCAGCAAAGGACACACAAAAATGTTTACCTGCCATTTTGTAAAGGTTTTCTTTTGGTGTTAAAGGTGTGCCATGGTAATGTATCATGCACCTGCATCCAATCTAGTCTTACATGCTAAACATTTACCACAAGGTTGGGCAGCTCCTTCATAACAGCTATATGTTTTCGATAAATCTATTTGATGTTTTTTAGCTAAATTTACAACTTCAGCTTTAGTCATGTGCAGTAAAGGTGTAGATATAGAAACTGGATACTCTGCTGATTCAAAAGTATTTCTTAAATGCTTGTAAAAGTCTGGTCTACAATCAGGGAATCTATCCCAATCACTCCAATTGCTACCCATATAAACAGAATTTGCCCCTATCGAGCTGGCATAACTGGCTCCTAAACAGGCAATAGTTGCATTACGGCAATTAAAAACCACATCATTACTTTTAGTTATTAAAGGTATTGATATAATTTTAAAAGGTAAACCAAAGTTATCAGCTATCTTTTCTGCATATTTTAATTCTATTTTATGTGGCTGACCATAATCTATACCTATACATGCAACAGGATTATCAGCGATGTGTAGACACACAGTACTGTCTATTCCTCCACTTAACATCACAACACTAGTTTTTTTGATCATATTTACCTCATGTTAATAAATTTATGGGTTTGCAAACTTAAATTAAAATTTTCTTTCATAGCTAATTCAACACATAAATCAGTTGATTTTTTACTTTGACTTAGTGGCTGCAACCAAATTCTAATATTTTTAAAATCATACCGATCAAGTATTTGCATCAAATTATCAATATGCTTTTGTTTACCAATTGGAAATTTAATTTCATTTGCTCTCTTATAACTTGATTCTAAGACAGTATATCCCCCTGCCATTCCAATTTTAGGACTTAATGTAACCCATGTCCGAGGATCACAGTTAATCTCATGAGTTCCACTCGTTTCTATTTGTGTACTAAATCTTTTAGTATCATGTAATTGTTTTGTAATTGTTGTAAGATCATAGAGACATGGTTCTCCACCCGTAAATACAATGTGATTAGCTGTGTTTTGTTGACACAAACTTAATATCTCTTGTGTAGTTAGATTTATATAAGTAGGAGTATCTCTATTATTTTCGTTTTTAATTTCATAAATATTGTTAGTTTCATTTGTATCATCAACATACCAGGTGTATTTAGTATCACAAAACCCACATCCTACAGGACAACCTTGCAATCTAATAAAAAAAGATGGAGTTCCAACAAAGGTTGCCTCGCCTTGTATTGTTGAAAAAAATTCATTAACAAATATTTTAGTCATCTCTATGACCTATTCTCATGGCCATATTACTATCGGTCTCTCTTACCTCAACTTTGTTACACCAGATTCTGTGCTGTTCACTGTAACTAGGTAAAAAAATTGTATTAACATAATCGTATAAAAATTCTGCTATACCCTCACATCCAGTTTTTTCTACTTCTGTTATGTTAGCTATACCTAACTCACTCATTCTTTTTAAATCTTTGTAATGTGGATCATCTAATGCAACTAATAATTTATGATCAAACCATTCTTCAAGTTTTTCTTTTAATGGTTTAAGGCCACCAAAATCCATTACCCAATCTCGTGCATCTAATGTATCTGTTTCAAATTCAAAATGAAACGACAGACAGTATCCATGAATTTTATTACAATGACTGTCTGCTTTCCATTGCCTATAAGCAACGGGTGCAATTTGATTATAAGATTTAGTAGATATATATTTCATAGTTATTCATCATCTTCAAATTCAAACTCTATAAAAAATTCATCGTCATCATCTTCAAGAACAGTTGTAGTTGATTTAATATCTTTTATTTTTTGTTTAGCCTGGGTAAAATTTATAACATTGTCTTCTGTTTTGGGTTTATCTTTAGCCATTGTCTTGCCTCCTCTCCTAATACTTTAGCACCAATATCTATCTTATCTCTTAGAGCTTTCACAATTTTTTCATCAATTGTATTTTCTGCAATTAAATCTATATATGTCACTTTGTTAGTTTGACCAATACGATGACATCGATCTTCAGACTGCATTCTAGTTTCAAGATTAAAATCATTTGCATAATAAACGACAGTATTCGCTTGGTTCAAAGTTATGCCATATCCAGCAGTCGATGGATTACCGACAAAAAATCTCATGGGATTATCTTGATCTTCAAAAGCCTCAATGACCCGAACTCTTTCTTCCTGAGTTGTATCTCCAAAATATGTTCCAACAGAATCTTTACCATATAGAAGTTCTAATTTGTTTTTTATTGTAAGGATATCATATCTAAACCTGGAGTAGATGAGTATCTTGCCTGACACTTCATCACATATGTTAAGTAGTTCTGTTAACCTATTGGTTTTAAAATCAATTATGGTTCCTTCATCTGTTTTTAAATGTCCTGATAATATTTGTTGCAATCGTAACATTTGAGTAATGATCATGGGTGCGGTGACAGTTGCTGCAACGTCAAGTAACAAGACAGCCTCCCTTTGTATCTTGTCATACATTTTCTTTTGTTCATCGGTTAATTCAATAAAACGTGTAGTGTAAATTTTATCAGGCAAATCAAGACAATTTACTTTTAACACTCTAAATATATTTGGATCAATTTTACCAAGCAGCTCATTTAATCTTTTGTAGCCAACAATTTGTTGAAAGGTATGCGATCCAAGACTCCTTTTTAAAATGTTAGCATGGCGATTAAGAAAAGAATAATAACTTTTGAAGTTCAAGATCCCTGGGTCAAGGAACTCGAACTGAGACCATAGGTCCAAAGGCGATTTGGTTACAGGCGATCCTGTAAGTAAACGTTTATAGGCAAACTCCCGACCTATCTTTATCAAGGATTTAGTTCGTTTAGCTTTGTGATTCTTGATAGTTGTTGATTCATCTATGGCAATAAGACCCCGACCACCAAACTTTTTAGCCATCCAATTACCCGCCTTGATTCCTCGTGCACTAGAGAATGCCTCAACATTCATAACAAATATTCTAAGAGCAGTTGTAGATGTTTTAAAAAATTCATTTAATTTTTTTTCATACATTTTATTTGAATTGGACTGCCAGAATAATAGCTTATATTCTATGTCATCAGATAAATGTGTAGGTATTTCTTTCTGCACCCAATTGCGATACACACCCTTAGGAGCAAGTATCAAAGCAAAATTTATTTTTTTGTTGTGACGTAAATAGGCAATGTTATCGATTAATACTTTAGACTTACCTGTACCCATTTCCATAAAAAACCCAAAGAGTCCCATGTCTTTTGCTTTGTCCAATGCATCTATTTGATGATTATATGGTTTTGTTTTCATTATGTGGTTGACATCCATGTAAATCCTCCTATATATTCCAATATATACATTAATAAAATAATTTCAACCCAAACCTGAAGAGGAGATACTTATATGGCTGAAGAAATTTTTGAAGAGATGTTTGATGATACAACTCTAGACAAGGTGCAAGAAGGGGACATGAAAAATCTTTCTTCTCTTGTTAAAGACTTGAATCAGATTACACTCAATATTAATGAAAAGGAAGAAGAACTTAAAGCACTTAAACTTCAAAAGCATAAAATGTCTACGGAGCAAATACCATCCATGATGGATGAGATGGGTGTCCAACGATTAGATGTAGAAAATTTAAGTGTTACATTAAAACCTTTGATTAATGCAAGTATACCACAGACAAGACGAGAAGAGGCTTATCAGTGGTTAAGAGATAATGGCCTTGATGATATTATTAAGAACGATGTCATCATGTCATTTGGAAAGGGAGAGGATAACATGGCGGGTGACATAATGTATGAACTCGAACAACGTGGTATGCATCCCGAAAAGAAGACACACATTCACTCAATGACACTCAAAGCATTCATTAGGGAACGTGTAGAGAAGGGGTTACCAATCGATTTAGATATGTTTGGTGCCTTTGTAGCAAGAACTGCCGATATTAAAAGGAGTTAATAATGAGCAAAGCAGTAGCAAAAAAAGAGGACAATCTTCCCTCTGCAATAGAAGATCAAATTTTTGAGACCGCTGGTGAAGGCATTGACTATGACACATCGGAATTACAAATTCCATTTATGCGACTCATACAAGCAATGTCCCCACAGTTAAAAAAGACTGACCCAAAATTTATTAATGGGTGCTCTCAAGGGGACATGTTCAATACTGTCACTAATCAGTATTGGGATGGAGAAGAAGGTGTAACAGTTATACCTTGTTACCAGGAGACCAAGTACTTGGAGTTTGTACCACGTGATTCGGGTGGTGGTTTTGTAGGTGAGATAGCTCCTACTAATCCAATCATCAAACAAGCAAAACGTGAGGGCAACAAAGAGATGCTACCAAATGGTAACGAACTTGTTAAGTCTGATCAACATTATTGCATCATACTTGATGGGGAGATACCAACATTAGCTATTATGGATATGAAAGTATCTCAGCTTAAAGTAAGCAGACGTTGGAAAACTCAGATCGCCATGCAAAAGGTCAGAGACAAAAACGGGCAACTACGTGTTCCTGCGGTATATGCAAACATGTGGAAGTTTAAATCAGTTGAAGAAAGTAACGACCAAGGTACCTTTTTTAATTGGACCTTTGAACGTGTCGGTTTTGTCCAAGACAAAGGTTTATTTGAAGAGGCTAAGAAGTTTAGAGAGTCTGTTATGAAAGGTGAGGCTAAAGCTAGAGCCGAAGACATAGTAGATCAACCTATAGCAAAAGACGATGATGCTCCATTCTAATGGATCTGAATCAAAAGTTCATGGCGGTGTTTGAGGGATCAAACACTGCACATGGACAAACCACTATTGGTAATGTTAGAAAAAATGGTAAGACCGATGCACGTAGTTTCATCGTTAAGGAGCCTTTGACTATTGATTTAGTACAAGAGCATCTTAGTGGGACAAGGGGTGTAGGCTCAATTCCTATCACACATAATAACACATGCAAGTTTGGTGTGTTAGATATAGACACATATCCAATCGATCATGCAGAAATAGCAAAGAGATGTAAGACTATGAAACTGCCTTTTGTTGTATGCAGAAGTAAATCGGGTGGAGCACATTTATTTTTATTCTTAAAAGAACACTATCCAGCGGTCGATGTTAGAGATTATTTAGGTGAGATGGCGGCAGCACTTGGCCATTCAAATTGTGAGATATTTCCAAAGCAAGATCAAATACTCGTGGATCGTGGTGATGTGGGCAACTTTATAAATCTACCATACTTTGATACGGATAATACTTTAAGATATGCAGTTGATGATAAGGGTAAAGAGTTGAAGCTCGAATCGTTTTTAGATTTTGTTGAGAAGAAAACTGTAACTCTAGATGATCTGGCTAAATTAAATTTAGGTAATAATAAAAAAGAATTTGACGATGCACCCTGGTGTTTACGTATATTTTTTAATCTTGGCATACCCGAGGGTCAAAGGAACAAGGTTATGTTTCATGCGGGTAAGTATGCAATCAAAAAGTTTCCAGAAAGTTGGAAACAAATGCTTGAGACATGGAATCAAAGATATTGCTCACCACCACTACCCGCATCTGAGATAGTAACAATTCAACAACAACACGAGAAAAAAGATTACGAGTATCTGTGTAGGGATGAGCCTATGCAAAGTCATTGTGATAAGAAGGCATGTAAACAAGCTAAGTATGGAATAGGCAATCATGATACGTTGCCCGAGATTAGCGGACTAACAATCTTGAAGTCAGAGCCAAGATTATTCTTTTTAGATGTGGATGGTAAGAGATTAGAGTTATCCACGGAACAATTACAAATGCCTATACAGTTTCAACGTGCATGTATCGAACAGATTGATTTCATGCCTCCGTTGTTTAAACCAGGGGATTGGCAAGTTTTGGTAAATAACTTGTTGTCCTCTGCAACGTCAATCGAAGCTTCTGAAGAGCTGACCTTAACAGGTCAATTTAAAGAACTCGTAGAAACCTACTGCACTAGCCGAATTCGGGCAAAGTCTCCCGAGGAAATGACCATGGGTAAACCATGGACAGAAGAAGACTTAACATACTTTACCATGAAAGGGTTGCAGGAGTTTTTGAAACAAAGGGGATTTACTACCTTTAATAGACCACAGATCCAACAAAGATTAAAAGATTTAAATCATGATCCTAAATGCAATGGCAAAATAAATATAAAAATGGATAATGGTACGTGGACTTCTTTAAGAGTGTGGTGGGTTCCTAAATTTGAAACTACTGAAGTGGATTTATCTGTAAAAAAGGAGACATATGATGACGAAATCCCATTTTAAAGAAACACAAACGGAAAGGAGTACTACATTCCTTACGGGACCCGAAGTATGTGCATGGCTTAAAATATCTAAGTCTACGTTGTACCTATGGGTTCAAAGAGGAATATTTCCTAAACCTAAAATACTTGGTTTGCCCGAGAAGAATGGAACATCTAGATGGATAGAGAGTGAAATTCAAGAGTGGCTAGATAACAGACCAAGAGAAAAGACTGATGGGTGAGGAACTAATATTCGGACCACCAGGATGTGGTAAGACATATACTTTGATTGATATAGTTAAGGAAGAACTAGGCAGAGGCACACCACCCGATAGAATAGGATTTGTATCTTTTTCTAAGAAATCTATAGAAGAGGCTAAAGATCGTATATCGGCACAAACTAAACTATCACTCAAAGATGTTCCATGGTTCAAGACCCTTCATTCAACAGGCTATAACTGGCTTGGCCTTAATGATTCTAACATGATGACTCGTAATGATTTCAATGACTTAGGAAAAGAACTTGGAGTTATCTTTGATGGTTATACGGCCAAGTCCAACAGTGATGGTGTGCTTCTGCAATCCTTTAATAAAGGCAATCAATATCTAGAACTAATAGGACGAGCTACCATGAGAGAAGTAAGTCTTGAAGAAGAATATAATGACAATGGAGATTATCAGCTTAACTATTCTTTTTTAAATAAGGTTGATCAAGTTTACAAAGACTATAAACGTGAGTATGACAAGCGGGACTTTACTGATATGATTTCTGACTTTGTAAATCAAGGCACTGCTCCAAAACTAGATGTATTGATTGTCGATGAAGCACAAGATTTAACTAAGCTTCAATGGTCAATGATCGAGGTCCTCAAACAATCGGCTAAACGAATATGGTATGCGGGGGACGATGACCAGGCAATACATGCATGGAATGGTGTAGATGTAACAAACTTTATGAATTCTTGTGAGAATATTAGGATATTAGATCAGAGTTTTAGAGTGCCAACATCTGTGCATAAACTAGCAAATAAGATTGTAAACAGAATTGATGTAAGACAACACAAAGATTGGAATCCGACAACACGTGAAGGATCAGTAGACTATCATATGAATTGGTATGATGTAGATATAGACGAGGGGTCATGGACAATCATGGCACGGACAAACAAGATAGTTAGTAAGATAGAAACCAATCTACGTGACAATGGATATCTATATGAGAGATATGGCAAAACGTCACTTGATGGTGAGTTTATTCAGTATATGAAAATATGGGAAGACTTACAAAAAGATAAGGCGATAGCTTTAGATTCTATCAAACAACTCTATGACTTCGTACCAAAGCAAGGTAAGAATCAAGTTGTCAAAAGGGGATCGGCAAAGTCTTTAGAGTATTTAGATCCGCAAAGCACAATGACATATGATGAACTTGTTACTAATCATGGTATGGTTGCACCCAAGGATATGAAGTCTGTGAATGTAGTCAACATGTCCAAGGACGATCAAGACTACATGGCAGCAATATTAAGACGAGGAGAAGACTTACAAAATCCACGTATTAAACTATCAACAATACATCAGATGAAAGGCGGAGAGGATGACAATGTAATACTATCATCGGAGTCGTGTTGGCCTGCGGTTAGTGCACCTAACCAAGATGATGAGCATAGGGTTTTTTACACGGGTATAACAAGAGCAAAACATAATTTACACATAGTAGAATCATTCGGAAAGTTTAGGTATATGATATGAAAAGAGATGATATTTTAAAGAATGCCATGAAGTTAATAAATGGTAAACGTTCTAAAGATTACGGGGATGCACACGAAAACCACCAAAGGATAGCAGACTTGTGGTCTGTGGTGTTTGGGTTTAAAGTATTAGTGTGGCAAGTTTACTTGTGTTTAATATTGGTCAAGGTTGCAAGATTAATTAATTCTCCCAAACATTTAGACAGTATGATAGATATACCAGGATATGCGGCATTACTTGGAGAGACAATAGAAAAAGATGATAAGTAGTTTATTCAAACCACATCCTAATCCAACAATGAGGGTTATAAGTTTAGGTGCAGGTGTACAATCATCCGTTATGGCTTTGATGGCTGAACGAGGTGAGATTACACCCAAGCCAGATTGTGCCGTTTTTGCTGACACACAATCAGAACCCGAGGAGGTTTACACACATCTTGAGTGGCTATCTACACAACTATCTTATCCAATATATCAAACGACTGCAGGTGATTTACGTAAAAGTATTACTGAAGGCATTAACATCAGAGGCACAAACAAAAACTATTGTGTTGTCCCCTTTCATGTCAAAGATGGTTTTGGACGTAGACAATGCACTACACAGTTTAAGATCGAACCTATACAGAAAAAGTTTAGAGAACTACTTGGTGTTAAGAAGAATCACAAAGTTAAACAAGGTGTTATACTTGAGCAATGGATTGGTATCAGTCAAGACGAGCTACAACGTGTTAAAGAATCTAGAGACAAGTGGTTGTATAATAGATGGCCATTATTAGAACTTGGCATGAAACGATATGATTGTCAGAATTGGTTTGCTAAATACTATCCCGAGAAGTACTTACCACGATCTGCTTGTACATTCTGTCCGTACAAAAATAATAATGAATGGCGACACCTAAGAGATAACGATCCACAAGGTTGGGAAGATGCGGTGGCCGTGGATAAAAAAATAAGAACTACAGGTACAGATAAACAAAGAGAGCAATTTGTTCACAGATCATTAGTGCCCTTAGATCAAGCCGACCTACAAACAGCAGAAGAGAAAGGGCAACTATCATTCTTAGATGAGTGTGATGGTATGTGTGGTATGTAATGAAAGATAAAAAAACAATTAGTTTTATGGAACGTATGGAGATGAATACCTTAGAAAAGGAGTGGACAGTCCCACAATCTTTTCCAGACCTTACTAATTCAAAATACATAGCTATAGACTTGGAGACATGTGATCCAAACTTATTGGAACTTGGCCCAGGATGGACACGTAATGATGGGTTTATCGTGGGAGTAGCTATAGCAGCGGGGGATTTCGTGGGATATTATCCCTTTCGGCATCAAGGTGGTGGGAATATACCAGAAGAAAAAGTATTTTCATGGCTTAGAAAACAAATGGATACACCTCATATACCTAAGATTATGCACAATGCTATGTATGATGCAGGATGGTTGAAGTGGGCAAACGTGGATGTAAAGGGCAAGATCATAGATACAATGATTGCTGCTCCACTTATAAATGAAAACAGATTTAGTTATGCCTTAAACTCATTAGGTCGTGATTACTTGGGCGAACGTAAAGATGAGAAAGTTTTAAAATCAGCGGCTAAAGATTTTGGATTAGATCCTAAGAAAGAATTATGGAAACTGCCCTCACAGTTTGTAGGGACCTATGCAGAACAAGATGCGGCTTTGACTTTAAGATTATGGAATCATTTTGAACCCATAATAAATAAAGAAGAACTATCAAGTATATTTGAATTAGAAACAAGTCTTATACCTTGTGTGTTTGAAATGAGAAGTAAAGGTGTACGAGTTGATTTAGATAAAGCCGAGCAAACTAAAGATAAATTGTTAGCTATGAAAAAGACAATACTTAAAGAAATCAAGGATGATACCAACATAGATGTAGAACCATGGGTAGCAACAAGTGTAGCAAAAGTATTTGATTATCATAAAATTCATTACTCAGAAACGAGTGTAAGTAAACAAGCATCCTTTACAAAAGCTTGGTTGCAGAACTGTCCTCATCCCATAGCGGCAAAGGTCTTGAGACTTCGTGAATTAGATAAAGCACACAATACATTTATCGATAGTATACTTAAACATAGTTACAAAGGCAGAATACATTGTGAATTGCATCAACTACGTAATGATGATGGTGGCACAGTTACAGGTAGGTTCAGCTCTTCCAATCCTAATCTGCAGCAAATACCTGCAAGAGATCCAGAGATAAAGAAAATGATTCGAGGTTTATTTATACCCGAGGATGGAGAACAATGGGGTAGCTTTGATTATAGTAGCCAAGAGCCAAGGTTATTGGTTCATTATTGTGGAGTCGTTAACAAAGAAAACCCCTTGGTTAGTAACATGATTGATCAGTATCAAAGTGACGATGTAGACTTTCATCAAATGGTTGCAGACATGGCAAGCATATCGAGAAAAGAGGCTAAGACAGTTAATCTTGGAATTATGTATGGCATGGGTAAACAAAAATTAGCTAATACATTAGATGTAAAATTAGAAGAGGCTAATGAATTATTAGATACTTATCATCGCAAAGTCCCTTTTGTTAAACAACTTGCAGATCAAGTCATGGCACGTGCACAAAAGATGGGTAGGGTAAGGACTGTATTAGGCAGATCTTGTAGGTTTGATATGTGGGAGCCAAAGACATTTGGATATAATCAGCCATACAAACTAGAAGAGGCCGAAAAGAAATATGGCCCAGGTATCAGACGAGCTTTTACCTATAAGGCGTTGAATAGATTGATACAAGGCAGTGCGGCAGATCAGACAAAAAAAGCCATGGTTGATTGTTACAACGAGGGTTTAGTACCACTGCTTACAGTTCATGACGAACTTTGTTTTAGTATTGAGTCACAAAAACAAGCAGATAAGATTACAGAAATCATGGAGCAAGGACTGCAACTTAATGTGCCAAGTAAAGTTGACCAGGAGTTAGGTAAGGATTGGGGCGAAGTTGGTTAGGTAGATAGGTTTTCCATACGATCTATTAACCTCTCTGCACGTTTTGTTACCTGATTGTACCAACGGGAATCTTTCATTTGGGCGGCAGCTTCAGAGTAGTTCTTTTCATCTACCGCTTTTTTCATTTTGTGAAAACGACTTAAACGAGGCCGACCCATGTTAAACATCATGTTCGCTAAGATATGTTGTAGTTCTTCTGGCATATCGTCAAAGTCACTATACAACAACTTACATTCATCTATTGTCACTTGTATGTCTTTGGCAAACAATTCATTAACACGATCTTCTGATACTTTTGTCCCAACGGGTTTACCATACTCTTCATCCCACTCTGTAACCAAATGGCCAATCCCTGTCGTGGGTAAATTTAAGTGATCGAGGTACACGGAATACACACAACCCTCATCTCTTTTTATTTCATCTCTGAGCTGTTCTATGTTCATTGACTTCCTACTGTTGCTCTAGTTACGGGGTTCGGAACTAATATTGGATTAACACCACCCGTAGATCCTACACTAGCGGGTGGGTTGACATTAGGTATGTTAATATTTTGCACATTAGTAATTGCTCTATTGACTTGTGGTTCTAATTTTTGTCTTTGTAAATTTAACATTGGTCTTGCTTCTTCTTCTGCTTGTTGAGCACTCATTTGTGTACTTCTTACAGTTGCTGCAGACGTTAATGTTAACATCGTTTGAAAACCTTGAGCTATAGGATCATTAGCTTTAAATTTACCAGATAAAAATTCTTTGACAGAATTAGATTTTCTACTCGCCATCATCATTTTTAGAACTGTTGGATTACGTAATGCTTTTGACATTATAGCATAACCCGCAGCAGTTGATGCGGTCGCTATTGGATTCATAATAAAAGCAATAGATGACAAAGCCAAAGCGATTTGTGGTGCAGCAAGTCCACCTTTACCAGTTATACTTGCGTTAGATACTTTAATCATCTGTTCAGCTAAAGCGTTTAGTCCGTCACTAGCACCTCTACCAAACATTTCATTTATAGTGTCTGGTCCATAACTTCTTAAAACATTTTGAAATTTAGTACCAAGTCTACCAGATTTAAATGCGTCAACAAAATCATCAGTCATTACAACTGCACCACGATCATCTACAGTAGCACCTATTTGTTTAAGTATTCTACCCATTGCAGCGTCTTGTACATTCTGAAAGGTACTTGGGTTAAGTATTCTTTTTGCTTTCTTAATACTAGCAACGTCATTGAATACATTTGCTGCTAACACATCTGGATTATTGGTGTTTTGTAATATCTGCGTAAATTGATTATTCTTTCGTTGAGCCAAAGCTTGTTGTGTTTGTCTGAGTTTAAGCAATCCTTGCCCCAAAGGTAGATTTCTTAATGACTCTACAACTTCGGGTGCTAAGTTTGCTTTTCCCCTATCTAATACGTTAAGCACTTGTCTTAACTCGTCTAACTCGCCTCTAAACAATTTATCTACAGTCGTGCCTTTTTCTTTTATACGTGCAGATAACTTAATAGGATCAATTACTTTCAATCCAGTGCTAAGATCTGTTTCTAAAGACTCTCGCATTGCAATGTCCAAGTATTTTTTTGCTAAACTCTGTCTAACTTCTTCAGCTATCTCTGCACCAGTGCCACGTATCGTAGCTATTTCTTCAGATATTCTTTCTTTCTTTTGTGCATCTCTTAATATTGCTTTTCTTGCACTATTTTCTGGGGGTAAAGATTGTGCGATCCTAATGGCTTCAGCAGTTGGTCTACCTCCAATTGTTCTTGACTTTAATGTTTTTACACCTTCGTCTAAGTCAGCAATACCAGTAAGATCACCAGTGTCTATTTTTAAGGTTCTTATACCAGTTGGTGCACCCCTAATTGCTTTCATTAATTGATCAAAAGCCTCTGGTTCATCTTTAAGAACTATATTTTGAAAAACATCATTAAGACTTAATCTTTTTTGTTGTGCGTTTTTAATGATATTTTGAACAGTAATATTATCAAATCTTCTAACAGATGCAGCATAAAATTTATTAGTACGAGACAATAGCCCAAGTGCATCTCTCGCTTGTTCTAAGGGCACATTAATTCCTGGTGTAGTAACTTTTATGCTAGGGTCACCTGCAGATTTAACCAAAGCTTTACCTGATACGGGTGTTGTGACATCAGCTAAATCTAGCGTGGCTTTTTCAAAAGCATCATCAACAGATTGTTTTAGTGTTTGTAAAGCACCAACATTTACGTCATTTAACAAAGCAGGATTTTTTGTTGCATCTAGTAAACCAGTTCTAATTTTTGACATTTCTTTAGCAGTGGTAAATGGTTTTCTTGACATTTGTCTAACTTTAGTTGCGAATTTAGTAGCACCTATGTCAGCGATAGTATTTCTTTCTAACGATTCCAAAGCAGAAAGGACACCTTTTGTTGGTATGATTGCTTGTCCGTTAAGTACACTATCAACCTTAGTGTATAATTTATCAACATCCTCATCAAAAACTCTTTTTCTAATACGAATCATATCAGCTAAATCTTTTGGTATTTCTTTACCCGTTCGTATATTACCAATTAATTTTTCAATTTCTTTTGTTGTTTGTTCATTAAACTCTTTTTGAACATTTGCTAATACTTGATCTCCACTAGCGTATAAATCTTTAATATCTTTACGTACAATCTCTCCAAGATTTTTTATAGCAGCATTATCTGAAATACCAAAACCTTGTAAATCTCGTAAAACTAAATTTAAATTTACTTGTGCAGCTTTTTCATTAGGAAATATTCCTTCATAAACGGCTTGAAGTCTATTGAGTATTGGTCTAAAAGATTCACTCGTTGCACCCGCCACTGTTGGTCTTGCACCACTTTCAATAATCTGCCGAGCTTGTGCTCTCAATGCTTCATTGGCCTCTAATCCTTCTTTAGTGACTCCACCAGGACCTTTAATTATTCTACCAAAAAGAGTAGATAAACCTCGTCCAATGCCCTCACCCGCAAGACCAAAAACTCCTTCCATTGCTGAATCTCTTGCAACATCTGCGAAGCTTTGTTTTTGTAAACCCTCAGCATATTCAATACCTTCATCAAGTAGTTTACCACCCGCAGTTGCCGCACCTACAATCAACATTCCTGGTACAAATCCTACGCCAGAAGCCGCTATCGATGCACCTATGCCAGATATTATGGGAAGTGCAGTTGCACCCGCAAACTCTTTTACATCATTAAAAGTAAAACCCTCTTCATCTATGGCTAGTTCTTTACCTTCGCCTAAACCAAGTTTGTTACGTCCATCTTTTGTAAGAATAAATCGCCCAAGCGGATCTTGTCTAAAACCATCATCACCTACTACAGTTTGTAAGTAACCCGCTTTTTCATCATCTCTATCCATACGTCCAAATTGAAATCTAGAAAAACCACCTATAGAATCTAAACCTGTTGTGTAATCGACATCTTTTTCACGATAAGTATCAATAAATTCTTCTTCGGTTATTTTATCACCAGTTTTAGGATCAATACCCATCATTCTTTGTTGACGTGCGTATTCTCTTATTTCATCTAGGGAGGCAGTTGCTAAATTTACATCCGATTGTTTTGGTGTAAATTGATTCATTATTGCTGATTGTTCATTGTCCGTTGGAGAATCACCTGCAATCTCAACTACAATTTCTTCACCATCTGGTTTTTGTACAATTATTTGTCCCATAATTATCCAATCTTAAATATCATTCTACCTTTATCGTCTTTTTCGCCAGTAGATTGTAAACCAAATGTTGTCTTTGCTTGTTGACCAGGTGCAACACCTAACTCTTTTGCCCTTGCTTTTTGAGAAGCAAGAAAACCTCCAGCAGTTTTTGTTCCTTGTGTTCCTGGTGCAAAAGCATTTCCTAATAAAAGTTCTGCATCACTCATCGTTGCAAAATTACCTCTTTGAGCATTTCTCATTTCAGTCATTGCTGATTGTATTCGTTTTGCCATTATATCTGGATCTTGTGTTGCAAAAGACAATGCTCCACCTTCTAATGCACCAGGACCAAAGAAAGCAGTAATTAAGAAGTCTACATCACGATTAGATATTGAATTAGCAGATTGTGTGTTTGCTAATGTAGTTGGAATAAGTTTTTGAAGCATAATTTGAAAATCACTTCTTAAATCTTCTGGCTTATCATAACCTTTTAAATTCATACCTAGAGCGTTAGCTCCTTTGTTTATCAAAGTATTAAATGATCCGCTTAATCCTAAAATTTCTGATCCATCTTCTGCAACTTTAACCAAAGCACTTTCTGCTATACCTAGACCTACTTCTGCTTTTGCAGCACTATCAACTGCTTTTGCATACTTTTCTTGATTCGCTCTGATTTCTGTTAATGTAGCTGTTCCAGATTTAATAGCTTGTTTGGATAAATCATTATAAGATTTTGCTTTTGCTGCAAGTGCTTTTACAGTAGAGTCAGACATTAAATTTGTTGGAACCTTGTTATCATAAATGTCTGCCATTCTCACTGGGACATCTGTGCCTTCAACATAAGTTTTACCTCTATAAGTAACACCACCTTTACCCGCCACATAATTTTGTATTGCTCGTCTTTCTTTGTCAATTTGTCTTGTTACTAATCTTTGTTCAGCAGCTAATTTAGTTTTTTCTCCTAATCCGTATTGCAAGGCTGATAATTTAACTTGTCTATTAAATTCGTCTTTTTGTGCTTTGTCTTTAATAAACATATCAGCACCTTGTTCTAAACCAGAGGCTATATTTGTTAAAGCATCTGGACTCTTACCTGCCGCAATAGCAAAACCTATCTTAGCTATGGCAAGACTCTTATCAAGGCCTTCATACTTTGGTGCATTTTGTGTAAATTCTTGCATCAACTGTTTAAGATCCGCTTGTTGATCTTCTTTAGTACCTTTGTTTATAACATCTGCAACCTCTTTAGGAGATTTTGGCAAGATTGTTCCAAGCTGACCTTGTTGCATTCGTTTTTGATCATCTAATATTTTTTGTTGTTCTTTAGTTATTGTTGGCTTTACTGGGTCTGGTTTAATTATTTTTTTCTTATCTGGATCTTCACCCGCAATTAAGTTTTCTTCTTCAGCAATTTCAGCAGCTTCAACATTTTTTTTCTGTTGCTCTAGTATAGTAGGACTAAGCTGACCTTGTTGCATTCTTTCTTGATCTTCTAAAATATTAATTTGTTCTATGTTTTTTTGAATCTCGGGACTCGTGCTCATTATGCCGACATCAAGAGCTTCTTGTGCTCTTCTTTTTCTTGCACTTTCAGTTGGTTGTTTTAAAAAATCTCCTATAATATTACCAGATGGATTGGTAAAAGCAGAGGCAACACCTGTAGCTGTTCTAAGATTCTCTAATCCACTAAGACCTATGTTTGCTAATTGTCTTCCATATTTACCTAATCTAGTATCTGCTGCATCAACATCAAGCTGACCAATAGGTGTTAAAAATTTATTGGCTAAAGGTCCTTGTCCTCTTATACCTTTCATATATTGATCAGATATTTGTCCAAAAGATAAAGATGGAGTAACAAGTTGATTAACAAGATTCGGATTAAATTTTGTTAAAGGATTTGTGCCCATGGTTGGACCACCATTTGCCAATGTTCGTATACCACCCATAGTGTTAAGCTTGTTACGGGCGTTGCGATTAAACATTTTACGATTCATAAAACTCATTTAAATAAACCACCTAGAATACTACCAAGGCCTCCACCGCCTCCACCACCAAAGGCACCAAGAAGACTAGCAATTCCGCCACCAATACCTGCTATTTGTGAGAACCTACTTGGATCGGGGGTCGTGGTTGAAGATAATGTAGTCGCAGTTGATGGCACACCTCTAAATATATCTGACATAAACGATAGTCTTTGATAAGGTTCAAACTGCCTTTGTGTAGATGTAGCTCTCAACGCATCTAATTCACTTTGTTGTTGTTGCTGCTCTTGACCGCCCAACGATGATAGTAACTGAACATCTCTCATTTGTGCCCCTTGTTGTGCTTCACCAAGACCCGCAGTTGCTATACCCGCTTTTGTAAATAGCTCAGATGCTTTCTGTGCTCTGTCTTGTGCTGACTCAAAAGCTTGTGCTCTCAATCCAGCAGATTGTCTTGCAAATGTATCGGCAAGATTTCTTTGTAATTCTTGTTCTGCAATAGCTTGTCTTGACCCACCAAATGCACCTTGTTGCACGGCTCTACTACCAATCTGTTGTCTTGCAATATCACCTTGTCTAGTTATATCTGCTAAATTTTGATCTATTACATCTTGAACAAATTGATTTTGAAATCTATCTGCTCCACCAGGTTGCAAAGCAGTAATGCCTGCACCCACAGTATCTGCACCAGTTTGTAATAAATCTTGAAATCCACCAATGCCTTCTGCACCACGTTGTATAGCTTGTTGTTGTAGTGGTGTTAAACCTGCAACTTGTATCTCTGGAAACTCAACGGGTTGTGTTGCCGTATCTCTTACATCCGTAAGTAATTTTTCAAGAAAATCCCTTTGATAGTCTGGTAATATGGTTTTTTGTTCTACTGTTGACGTTGCCATTATGCCATTCCTTCAAACTTGTCCATTAAATCATACATGGTTGCTATACCTTTGTCTATGTTTCCATTACCCGCACCTTTTACGGCTCTTTCTGTAAAAACAAATTCATTGTTTGACAACGCTGCACGTTGCACTGGTTTACCATCTTGAAAGATCATCCCTGGTATACTGTCCGAGGTCCCAGTTCCAGGACCCTTTAGTACACCGCCAAACTCTGGAGATCCACCTGCCATCAACGCTCGAATACCACCACTATTTGTTGGTGGATTTTTCTTAGCCATAATTGCATCTTCAAGTTCTTCTATTGAACCATAACCCATACCCGTATTGGGATCGTTAAAATTTAATAAACTACTTATACCAGATTGCATCATGTCCAAATACTAACAAAAATTTATTTACTCGTCTATATTAGGATGTTGAAACAGTAACATTACCTAAACTTGTCGTTGCTACAAAAGTTCCAGAAAAAATATCACCCGTTGTAACAATTTTTAAAAATCCTGCATCACCAACAAAAATATCACCCTCTTGTAATGCATTACTACTTCCTTGTCCACCTACGCCTTGGAAGTTAATGTTAGCAGATCTTACTTCATCTATTAATCTATCTAAGGCACGTGCTAATTGATTTACATAAACTGGATCGTAAGTTGATGGTGCTATTGGTAAAACTGTTCTTACAATTTTTTTCGTCATCGTCTACCATCGGCTCTTGCATCTAGTCTTGGTGCACCTAATCTCCACTTAACGCCCGTGGCTTCGTTTTCTATACGTAAAGACATCTGTCTGCCTCTAGCTCTTAGAAATATATTGTCGTCATAGACTTCTGGAGGTCCAGATGCAGTTCTTGTTATTGTGCCACTAGGAGATTCTGTGAAATCATCACTAGGAAAATCACGACTTCTCATTGTTAACTTGGCAGCGGGATTTGTTGCAGTCGATCCATTAAAGCTTAAATCTGGTATTATTCTGTTGATCAACATAAATTGATGTCCATCGCCAATATCAAAGTCACTAGACTCAACAAAAGCATTTATGGCTACCGCACTACCAGTTGCAAAATCATCAAGACCAAATTCATGATCAAATAGATATTGGTCTGTGCCCGTAGCTTGTGGAAAACTTCTTAGACCAGAGGCTCTATCATTCCATGTGGTTCTGACTAAATTACCAAAGTACCAAACCTTTTCATTGTAGTTCCATATGACATACCTATCTATTTCAGTGCTACTTGAACTACAATAAAACCACCATATTTCGGTTTGGCTACCTATACTACCCGCATGAAACTTAAATGATTGTTGATTATTCATATCGTTAAATACATAATCACGAACACTACATGGTATGGCTTGTATTCGGCCATCATAGACATAAAAGTTTTCTTGACCCATCCAGT